ATGGGGATTATGCCGAATAATGTTGGGGGGTTTGGGGATGTGAAAAGCGAGTTTAGTGTTTTTGAGGAATGAATTATTGCCATTGCAAAAAAGGATGATGGAACTAAATAAATGGTTAGGCCATGAAATTTTGAAATTTGAGACATATATACTTAGCTAATTGCCATTTTTTAAAAGCCACGCCAATAATTAATATTAGAACCGTGGCTTTAATTTAGAGCATTAGATACTAACGTTTCAACCAAAGGTCATCTACAGAAAACGAATCGAATTCATTCTCAGATGGAGAATAAATAAAGCTCACTGTAAAATACGGTCTAACCAAAATCTCTAAAGTCACAACGTCACCATCACCATGAGTAAATGGGAATGCCGAATCTAAATCGCTTTTATTTTCAATATAATCCAAATAAGGAATATCCACTTCAATAAAAACCCGTCTCAAATTAAAAGAATAGGCAATGTAATATTTATCCGCATCAATTGAAGTGATGCCTTCAATATAGCCATCCTCGAAATCTTCGATGACATCAACTCTAACATCCAAAACATTCGAAACTCTAGACTCAAAAATATTATTTTCAAGGTATTGACTAAGCATCATGTGATTAAAACTTGATAAATAATCGATACACTCACCTTCTAGAAACTCCTCGAAATAAGGCTCACTTCTTGCATGATCAAAAGCATGGATACTCTTATCAATAGATGATGTAACGAAGTCAAATAGCTTCCGATATGGAGTTATTTTTTGTGTTATGCCTAACTCTTCAATATCTCTTAGAAGATCATCATTAAACGTTGCAGGACCTTTACTGTTGGTAAAAAAGTCTGAGCTATTCTCAGTAATAAATACAAAATCATCATTACCCCCTGATGATTTGATATATTGAAGAAAAGATAACCAGATCAACGTATCACGGTATCCTTTTTCTTGTTCTGAGAAAGGTTTTATCTTTTCAAGGGCCCTACCAACCACCTTAGCATGTGGAATATCGTTATAATCTATTAAAATTAAATTATCAACTTCCTTATTTAATATTTCTTTCAAATCATATTGTTCAATACCTAAGTTTTCAATTTTAAAATCTATTGGATTCTGATTAAGCTTTTTAATTTTACTAATAATGGAACGCATTTCATTTAATTGATTTTTGAGCTCTCTATTCCTGATATTGTTAGTCTCCTCAATTACTAAATTTGATAATAACAAGTCGTTACATTCATTATTCAAAAAATGGAAAAGAAGTTTAAAATTAGCATTTTTAGCAAACCAATTATTGTAAAATATATTTGTATCCAAAAAAACTTTCATCTGTCTTTTCCAGTGATGTAGTTAATAACATAGGTAATTATAAATTGAATTGTAGGCCGGATCCACTGATAGTGGATCCGGTTTAAAAGATTGCATTTATGGCAATGTCAAGTATAAAAACAACCACAACATAATGATTGTATATCCAAAGGCCGTCAGTAAATCATAGCAATTATCACTTACAGGGGATGTGCGATTTTAATCGTTCAGCCGCGCGCTCATATCCCCGCCACGCCTGCCCGCTTTATGTAGCGGTTTTCATGCAGGTGCATGATCTACGCAAAATCCCACCAGTTCTGGCGGGCCTTAGCAAAAACGATCCGCAAACGATCATGCGATCTCATGCGGCATAGTCATGCACTTACGGGGGGAACTGAAATCCAGTAACCGAATGATCGCTTGAAAAACGAAACATACGTACTTACAAAGCACAAAGCCTGCTTTGAGCGAAGCGGACGTTAATAATGTTGCTGACCATCCCTAGTACTTCTCATAATATAGCCCTATGTTAATCAACAAAATATTAATTTGTCCCATCACTAAAGAATTTGATTGCGTCAGTTAGTACATAGTCAATGAAAATTTTTACGTGGAAGACCTGAAAAACGCTATTTTCTGAGTTTTGAATGAAATCTACAGCTATATCTTTTAGGTTGATCAACCAGTTATATTCTTCAATCAGTCTAGTTCTGGCATCCGCATCAGAATAACGACTCCGTAAGCTAAATGCCAGTTTCCTCATGATAACTGGATCAAGTTTCCTATAGCTTTCAATGAAAACATCAGCAGGAACTAAGTGTAAAAAAGGTACGTCATGAAGATTTAACTGTCTATTATTAGAATGACTCAATTCAGATAACAACGATGATTTTCCCCTTTGTAACTCATCTCTGAACTGCAATGCAAATTCCGAAATTGATTCATCAAACCGTTTCTTCCTTGCTATTTTAATATGTTCAATAATGAGCTTAAAGTCATCACTATCCCTGTCAAGAAAACTTAAACTACGCCATCCCCTTAATTCGTTATAATGCGTTTGCGCATATTCCTTATGTACATCTTCAGCTCTCAGTCTATTATAATAATTATTTATATTCTGTTTTGTCTCATTTATGAGATCATGAACATCATCTGTTGTTAGACCTTCTTTCGCCATTTCCAGCAAAATACTCGCTGTCATCAGGAGTTCACCTAAGGTAGTGATCTTACCTGAAAATAGGTTATCCTTAGCAATAGCGTACTGCTCATAAAGCATAGTTTCATTTAGTTCTCTATAGTTCCACAAACACCTCCATGCTGGTGAATCGCTGCTTCTAAAAAAAACGCGTAACATCCAACTGAGCAAGAAGATCACCCGTTACCTTTCCATCACAGATTAGTTCTCTCCAAGACGCGCCATCCAGTAACTTCTCGGTTAATACAGGAGACGAATATTTCTCGACAATCATGTCATACTTACTTTTGACGCGTTCTTTACCCAAAAACATACCATAATTAACATTGCCGATTGAATTGAAATCCTCGTAGCTAAGATTCCCTCCCCGGTACTCCATCGAAAAAATTAACAATTGATGAAAAAACACCCTTATAAATTCATCGTTACTTAAATATTTATCTCCCAAAAGGGAAATAATTCGTTGTACATCGAGAAAGAACTGCCTCAAGTGTCTTAGATTATTATAATTCGCTGACACATAGAGGTCCTCTATTGTCTGCATATCTTCTTTAAATATATTAGCAACATGCAAACTACTAATTACGCTCAAGAAAATCTTACAAGCACTATGTAAATCTGACGTTACTTCAAATGTTTTACCTACTAGCTTTTCTTTTGTTCTCATGTATTCATTGCGATATTTCTCATCATCATTATTTATTCGCTTTTCTCTATTGATTATTTCATCTTCATTGGCAACCAAGATCGCTTTGTATCCGTTTACTTCCACAAAGTGATTTATATATCCAAATAAGATTGGTAAATCTACACCAGCTCTCTCGACATCATCAAAGACCAGCACAAAACCATCTGGTTTTCTAGTAAAGTCGCTAAGATTAATGGTGGGAACATTGCTATTGATATCTACGTCAGATTTATTATCGCCATTAAGATCGATCTTGAAAGTAGCCTTAAGCGTATTTTTTAGTACATTTGCACCAAAGATAAGGGCTTTGTTTGATAGGACAGGATGCAATTGACGATAGAACTCATCTTCAATCTGCTCAATAGAGTTGACGCCATACAAGCTCACTTTTAGAAATTTGAACTCTGAATGTTTCTGCTTATATTCTTCAAGAACTCGTTCAATGAACCAAGTTTTACCTGATCCCCAAGCACCTTTAAGCATAATGGCGTATTGAGGTTCAGTTTTAAGGCTAAGGTAATATTCTATATAGTCTTTGATGTACGTATTGTGCATTTTTAGTCCATTTTTATAAAATACATAAACATAGATGGTAAGTAGAGCCAAAGGCCAACTATGGAAAATTCAATCGGTAGTGTACATTGTAAGGTTATTATTGGTAAATATTATAGGAATACCCATAATCTTACAAAATTCAGATTATCCGTTGCAAATTAGTCTGCCATTCGTTAATTGACGAAAGATAGCAGAAGAAATGTTCGCTTCTGGCACAAAGCGGACGATCACTTATAAAAATGACCGCCCACCTTACGCCTTATTTCACTCATTGCCCAAACTAGCCCCCATCAGAATGAATCCTCCTGGGGGCAACATTTCTTAATGCTGCCAGCTGTCGTCTTCCCACACCTTCTGCATAATTTTCATCACTTGTTTTCTTTCTTCGTCCAGTTGCAGTCCGGTAAGTTCCACACCGTGAGAGCTACCTTTGCGGATACGAATTACCGTTTTGGGATACAGGGGGCGCAGATTGCGGTAAAGCTCGGATTCAAGGGCGTCCAGGATAGACTGGCTAATCTTCTGCTCTTTATCGATCATTATTTCAATGCGCATAAAAGTCACCTCAACTGATGACATCCATTGAGCGGTTGTATTCGTGGGTTCTGATTTTTGCCATGAGTTCATCAGTCAATTCAGAAACCCACTGCAAAGCCAGCCCCTTCTCTTCATCACTACACTCACTAGCCGCTACAAGCTTAAGAAAAAAATCAATGCGCTGGAGCTTCAAAGACTCCAAAAAATAGTCCTGCATCTTTCCTCCTATAACACCAAAGAAATATTGTATACATAACCACTGTTTATATTTACAGTATATAATAATCTTACTGATGTAAAACGTTTTTTTTACGTTCATCAGCCTGATATGCTTGGTATTATTAAGAGCACGAATTGTTAACCCGCGTAATTAATACAGGTTCCGCCACTTATCATCTTCCTGCAAACGCTGGTTCCGATAGAAGATACGCAGGCCTGCTCCTGACGGAATACTGCCGCCGCGAAGGAGTAAATCGACCTCTTTCTCGCTACCATCAAATCCTCTGGACTTCAGTTCATAGGCGAGCTGCTGTCGCTGATGGTCTGTAATTCGCTGTTTGTAGTCTTTACGCCGTTTCGGTTTCACCAGGCGTAACCTTGCTGCCAGTTCCCGGCGCTCTTTTTTGCTCATACTGTGCAGGTAATCGTGCAACTCCTTGTCATCCATGCGGGTGATATCCGTTCTGGTATCCCCATCAGCTGATTTGTCTTTCCCTTGTTGGTTCAAATTTTCAGCAAGGGGACAGTTATTGCCACGAGTCCAAGGGGCGCAAGCGCCCTGGTCGGCTGCCGCCTCCTGAACGTCAACGGCCTTACGAACCATTTTCCACTTCACGGCATGAGTGCAGATCTTGCCCTCTGCAATGGGTGACCAGATGCCATAAATACGAATGCCGTGATCGCCATAGGCGGTCGGCTCTTCGTTGATTTCATAAGCGGTTCTGATCAGGTGATATTTGCGGGGAACCAGTACGCCGCCCTGCTTCATGATGTAGGTGGCAAAACAACCAGCATCAGCAGCAGCCAGGATGGCATCAAGGCACGGGTTATCCAGTACCGGCGCACCTGCTTTTTTGTCCCCCTGTTGCCTTGCCGCCTGACCAGCCAGCAATCGCAGTTCACGGTAAGCCTGACGCCCCGGAATGCCAAAGAAGCGGAATTGCTGAACACGATGCAGAGACGCCCAGGCATTAACGTATTCAGCGTTATCACGCAGGGATTTACCCGTTTCCTTGCTGATCTCGCCAGCCAGACCACGCCCGTCAATGTTCTTACTGATGTATTTCGCGATGTAGCTTGTTGGCGTACCTTTACGCGGGTTAATCAACTCAGACTTAAAGCGCGGCCCAGTGTTATTGCCCAGCTCCTCGCGGTCTTCACGGATGGCAAACTTACGCAGTAATGCAGTGATGGCGCGGCGGTTCTTTTTTGTGCATAAAACACAACAGGTGCCAGTGAACTGTACCGTCATGATGCGGCTCAGCCACCCGCACGCCATACCAGCGCAATCCGGCTTTGTGCATCGCCTTACGAAATGCAGCAAACATGCCGACCAGATAATCACTGCTTTGTCTTACCGTCGCATTTGTCCAGGTCGGGTTGGGCCTGCCGTTATTTAGCGTGGAATGGAAACGTGACGGACAGGTGATGGTGTAGAAAACGGCGCAGTCACCGCGCATTTCCGCGATAAGCTCCAGACCTTTAACACAGGCCATCATCTCATTGCGGCGATGCGCAGGGTTGCTGCTGCTGGCGTTTACCACATCCTCCATGTCCAGCGTGTCGCCGTCTTCGTTCACCAGTTCATGAGAACGGAAAAACTCCAGCGACTTACGGCGCTGCTCACGTTTATGCATCACGGCTTCATAGCTGACATAGGGAGATGCTTTTTTGCTGACCAGGCAAACAGCACGCAACTGCTCTTCCCGCCATTCGCAACGCATCTTCCATAATTTCCGGTACCACCAGTCGGCGCACAACATACGTGCCAGCGAACCCGGAATGAGTTCATAGGGCACGGGTTTACGGCGGTTTCTTTTCCGGCGGAGTTGCTCAAACGCAGGCGGTATGACATCCAGTCGCAGGGTTTCTGCTGCCACCTTTTCCCATGTCTTGCGGATTTCTTCTGGCTTAACATCATCGGTGGCGTACAAATCACCACAAGCGGCATCAAGACACATGCTCATATGCGCAGCGACAAGAGTAGACAGGCGTTTCACCTGATCCTGACTCATTTCAGGCAAGTTCAGCAGGCCGTCCAGCCCTTCATGGCTTGCCATAAAGCGAAAAGAAGTGGATAGCTGACTCTCGCGTACATGCTCCAGTCGTTCCAGACATGGCTTAATCGTCTCACGCAAATAGCGGGAATAAGCCTTTGGCCTGCCCAGGCTGCTGAAGTATTCAATACGTTGCATCAGCGGCTTGCTGATATGGGAAGGCTGGGCGTTAACGTCCGCCAGTATGACCATGTCCGGATTAAAAACGCTGCTGCTCATGCGCCAGCTTTGCCCGGCTAATGAGCTTATCCTGCTCCATTTCGCGTTGGACAGGATCACGGGATTCATTAAAGAAATAACGCTCCCAGACCTGATCACTCAGTGCCTCGAGGCGCAGTTGTTCCTGCTCGTTATCGGCAGCGTACAGAGTGATCAGGTTTGAAAGCGCAGAAACCGGCGCAACTTCCGCCGGGTCCAGATAAGGGTTAATAGCCTTTTTCGGGCTGTTCCATGAGAATGCTGCGGCGGCCTCGTTAAAGCCGCTGCAGTTGTTCATATCAGCATGGCTCATGCACGCACTCCGTACACGGCAGAACTATCCACGCCACGCGAAGGATCAAATCCCACCCAGCAGCGCACCCCAGAAACAGCGATGATTTCTGTTGCAGATTTACTCTCACCAGCTGCTACGCCGATGCTGCGTTTTGCCTTGATGTAGTGGTGAGTGAAATTGCGATACAGCGAACGGATCAGGGATGTGTCACTGTTAGAAACAATGACCGGATGTCCTTCTGATGACCGATGTTCAAGAACGGATGCCAGGTGATACTGGTCATCTTCAGTGAAGCCGTCAGTGTGATAACCGGAAAACGTACCGTCATAAGGCGGATCGCAATACACCACATCCCCCACCTGCAGCATCGCCAGCGTTTCATCAAAGCTGGCGCAGATAAACGTTGCTCGCTGGGCTTTCTCTGCAAATGCGCGAATTTCTTTTTCAGGGAAATACGGATTTTTATAATTACCGTATGGAATGTTGAAATGCCCGCTCTTGTTATAACGACATAACCCACGGTAACCGTGACGATTGAGATACAGGAAATATACCGCTTTCATGAAATCAGTAATTTCAGTTGAGTAATTAAACTCCTGTCTTATGTTGTAATAAGTCACCTCCCTGTTTGCGTCCTCAAATAAAGCTCTGGCACGAGATATAAACACCTCACAATCAGCGGCAACCTTTTTATAGAGGTTGATTAAATCAGGATTAATATCCGCAACCAGATAGCAGGGATAATCCGTCTCCATCATCACAGCACAGGAACCCGCGAAAGGTTCAACCAGTCGCGGGCCAGCAGGAAGGTGTTTTTTCAGTTCGGACATAATGGCGGTTTTATTTCCCGCCCATTTCAGGATGGTGCTCATACAGCACCTCCGTTGTAATGTTTGCCTTTCAGCTCTGCAATTTCCTGGCAGGTAATGCAAAGCTGCACACCCGGAATGGCACGGCGGCGTGCTGGCGGAATTGGCGCTTCACACTCAATGCAAAGCACGCGAGACACGCCCGGTGTTTTGGCACGGGCAGCACGGATATGGCGCTGGCGTTCTTCTTCAACGCGCTGCTGTACGAGATCCATTGCATCAGCCATTAGTGGATCTCCTGCGCTTCGTTCTGGATTGCTTCAGCAGTCACACGCAGCAGTTCTGCTGCTTCCACGTGGTTTAGCTGGCGGGATGTGATATGACACGCCAGGCTATCAAGGCGGGCAGCCATTGCCTCAGCCCTTGCCCGACGTTCTTCAAGACGGGCCTCTGTCAGTAAAAGATTAAGACCTGCATCATCCGGTCCGGTTTTAGTCGTGAGGGTTTCAATATTACGCATAATCAATTCTCCTGAATTTAGATAAAGGGATGCCCGGCGGGTTTACGCCATGAATTTCATTAATTGGTTAATTCGGCATGGTTAGCCGTCTGGGAAATAAGCTCACCACTGCACGAAAATGATTCATTGCTTTAATCAGCTCCCGCTTTTCGTCAGTGGTCAGCTCATTAATGCTGATGCTATGACGTTCAGCTGGAATTTTTGCCATAAAGAATATGGCAGCCAGTGCCCGTTTATTTTGTTCATTATTGATATCCCGTGGATCACGCATATCTTTAATAAACCGCTCAAGCTCTGACTCAATATTAAGGCCAAATACTTTCGCCCTTAACTCCGCAATATGATTAAGTCCATTCAGGCGTTCACCGGGGCTTAATGGAACAGTCGCCGCAGCGCCTTCAATAGCCATTTGTTCCCCCGTTTTTTCGTTGATAGTTCTGCCAGCAATTCATCTTGTGAATGGCATGGATGCCAGCGTTTACCATCCTCACCCATGATCCAGCCGTGACCGTAGTGCATTGCCGGGCTTTGTTTTACCAGCAGCGATGCAAATGATGGTTCTTTCGTCAGCATAAGCACCTCACAGCAAACCGAATGAAGCACCGAGGCCAGTCACGGTATCAACTGCACTCGCCATCGCAGGATTAGCCTGTAAACGGGCCTGCAATGAAACAGCCGCCAGCGCCATCAGTCGTGTTACAGAGTTAATGCTGCTGATAGCATCACGACGACCTGCACTGGTTTTTACATCGCCAGATACCGCACCTGCAGCAACACGCCCGATCTCTGCGGTTGCACTCATGACGTAATGCGGCAGTTTCTCTTTTGCCACTTCATTAATCGGTACACATGGCAGGCAGTGAATCTGTGCCAGAAAGCCATCTACCAGCGTTGAATCTTCAGTCAGATCGGTAAGCAACCAGATTTCTGGTGCGGTTAATAAATGAGGTTGAGCTGGGTTCAGCTTGTTCCGCAGAATCTGTACATTCATGCCTGCACGTTCTGCCAGTTGCACTAGGTTGTGGCGCAGTGCGAATGCACGACAGGCTTCATCAAAATGTGGATGTTTGGAAACTTGGTAATCAAACATAGTTTTCAACTCCGAACTTATCGCAAAATCGAACTCAGCGTCTTATTGCGAAAATAGACGTCTATTAAGCAGACAAAGCATCAACAGTCAGAGCAGCTAGGTTAATCATTACCTTTTCACGTTTTTTGTCTTTACGAAGACGATGACGAGGTAGTCGGCCATCAGCCAACATGTCGTTAATCGTATCAATAGAAAGGCCAGTTAGTTCGCTATAACGTTCGATTGTGACATGTGGTGTATTCAGAGTAATTGAAATGTTAGGTGTCATAAGGCAACATTCCTTCTAGATATGGCTTGTGGCGAGCCGTTGTTTGTCGTGATTAGTAGTGAAGGCTCCAAAAGAACTCTTCTGGTTCAACTTTAAGATCGCTTTTGGAATCTGTCAACGATTTTTGGATTTCTCTGGAGGACTCGTGGATTTCAATAGCGGTGGTAAGAAGGCCATAGAACGTTTGGTTGAAGCATATGGGTTTGGTACCCGTCAGGCTCTCTGTGATCATTTAGGTGTTTCTAAGAGCACCATGGCAACACGCTATATGCGTGATATTTTTCCGGCAGATTGGGTAATCCAGTGCGCACTAGAAACAGGCATCTCACTTCATTGGCTTACGACCGGGCATGGTTCAAAGCAAGCATCAGCAAAAACAAATGCTATAGAAGTAGTAAAATATTTATTGTCTGATGGAGACTTGCAGGAAGACGGGGTTTATATTTTTGATAAGGGATTTCTACCCTCTACGTTTAAAAATCCTTTTGTAGTCACAGTTAATAATTCTGAATTTATTTGTGATAAAGAATTTGATGATATACGTGATGGTAAATGGGTAATAAGTATTGATGGCGAAATAACAATCCGCGACATTACTCGTTTACCCGGTGGGAGAATCTTCGTTGAAGGTGGAAACAGAGCCTTCGAGTGTAAGATAGAAGATGTTGAAATAATTGGAAAAATTATAAGTTTAACAGTTAAATATGTTAGATAATACCGGGGGAAACTATGCTTGGTAAGGTATTTTTTGTGGTTTTATCATGCTCTTTGTTATTAAACCCACTAACTACCTATGCTAAAAATTAATCCTTGTTCTGGGAAAAAGGGAGGTGTCTCTCACTGTACCTCCGATGGAAAATTTGTATGCAATGATGGGGCTATTAGTAAATCCAAAAAAATCTGTACTAAATACTCACGATAAATTTTGCTCTGATATCTGCGCCTAATATAACAATGAGGCGCAGGCTAACCACAAAAGTTACATACTCACATAACAAAAAATAGCCAACTTCATTATGGCTTCAGTGAGATGTATGGTCGCGGGATCTCATACATTGACACTGGTTATATATACAGTAAAAATGCTCTCCACTGGAGGGCATTTTTTATGGCAGTACGAAAACTCACCACAGGAAAATGGCTTTGCGAATGTTACCCCGCCGGACGTAGTGGACGTCGTGTGCGTAAACAATTCGCCACCAAAGGCGAAGCTCTGGCTTTTGAGCGTCACACGATGGAAGAAACCGAAGCAAAGCCCTGGCTGGGTGAATCAGTGGATCGTCGAACACTGAAAGACGTGGTTGAGCTATGGTTCAAACTACATGGTAAATCTCTGACTGCTGGGCAGCATGTCTATGACAAATTGCTGCTGATGGTTGACGCTCTGGGCAATCCCCTTGCAACCGATCTCACATCTAAAATGTTTGCCCATTATCGAGATAAACGACTGACAGGTGAGATCTACTTCAGCGAGAAATGGAAGAAAGGAGCCAGCCCGGTCACCATTAACCTGGAGCAAAGCTATCTAAGTAGTGTTTTTAGCGAACTATCCCGCCTGGGCGAATGGTCGTATCCAAACCCACTGGAGAACATGCGAAAATTCACCATCGCAGAAAAAGAGATGGCATGGCTTACCCATGAGCAGATTGTTGAACTGCTGGCTGATTGCAAACGTCAGGACCCAATTCTGGCACTGGTAGTCAAGATATGCTTAAGCACAGGCGCACGCTGGCGAGAAGCAATAAACCTTACCCGATCACAGGTGACCAAATACCGAATTACCTTTGTAAGAACGAAGGGGAAGAAAAACAGAAGCATCCCTATCAGTAAAGAGCTTTACGAAGAGATCATGGCGCTTGATGGGTTCAATTTCTTCACAGACTGCTATTTTCAATTTTTATCCGTGATGGAAAAAAACGTCTATCGTGCTCCCTCGCGGTCAACTGACACACGTTCTGCGCCATACGTTTGCGGCGCACTTCATGATGTCGGGTGGAAATATCCTTGCTTTGCAAAAAATCCTCGGACATCACGATATAAAAATGACAATGCGTTACGCACATCTGGCACCGGATCACCTGGAAACTGCATTACGGTTTAA